AACCTTATGGCTTCTAAGAAACAGGCTTTGGATACAATTACAAACTTAGCTAAAGATAATAATATTTCAAGCCAATGGAACAGAAATATACGTGCTGGTCAAGGAACAATGTCAGATAAGATTAGGGAAATGTACGAGAATGGATTCGATCCTTCTCGTGTTAATCTTTTTGATATTAAAACATGTGAGTCGATTAAACAGACGGCTGATTTGAGCTTTCAAAGTATTATGGAGCAACTTCAGCTTGATGAAAACGACTATACCAGAGTCATTAAGAATCAGCGTGAAATGATTCAGGATATGACAAATGAATTGGATAGATTAAAGGAAGAGAACAGACAGCTTAGTAACGAGGTTCTCTACCTTGAAAACGGTGGTGAAAAAGATTGAGTGTAGAAATCTTTGTGCCACCCACTGAGATAGAACTGTCTCAGAAAAAATTAGAAGAATATCAGAAGTGGGCTGATATCGTAAAATGGGGGCGCACTAACCCAGTGCGATTTGCGGAAGAAATCTTTGGGTCACAAATGATTGATTTTCAAAGATATATATTTCAAGAAAGTTGGTGGCGACCATTTTGCCTGTGGCTTTGCTGTCGAGGCACTGGCAAAGATACTACGGGATCACTCCTGTATATGACAAAACTGCTGCTGATACCCGACTATCATTTACATATTTCTTGTAATGCTTATGCGCAGTCTGTTGATACTATGAACAAAATGCGTGATATAGCATATAAAAGAATTCCCACATTTGCTTCTCTTACAGATTTATTTGCCAGAGAAGTGGACAAAACTGGTTCTAATTCTGAGACTGGTTTTATTCAGTCTCCGCCAGCACACTTCAGGCTTTTTAATAATTCCGAATGTCAAGCGCTCTCTTCTAACCTTGAAACAATAAGAGGTAAGAGAGGTGGTGTTTGGTTTAACGAGACTGGATGGAAAGATGCAGAGTCATTGTCGGTTATTGAAAACTTTGCAAACGTTGATTCAAGTTTCTCAACATCTACACAAAGTATCGTATATACCAAACCACCACAAGTCCCTATTCAGCTTTTATACACATCTTCTGCTTCTTCAGTAGATACCCCATATTTTGAAAAATATAAATTGTTTTTTGAAAAAATGCTTATAGGTGATGATAGGTATTTTGTTTGTGATATTGATGCATATGATGTGTTAAATCACTCTACTATTAATGGTAGTAAAATAAAATCTCATTTATCTGAAGCACGAATTCAAAAGGATATTGAAGATAATCCCGATGCGGCTGATAGAGAATTGTTTAACAAGTTTAGACAAGGTGGTGGAAAGGATGCCCTTGTTGAGATGGGTGAAATTATGAGAAACAGTGAATATAGAAAACCAACATTATTTAACGATACTGGCAAAAGAAAATTTATATTCTCATATGACCCTGCTCGTAATTTTGATGGATCTGTTCTTACCATTGCTGAAAAGATTGAAGAATCTTCTAAGGATAAGAAATCTCACAAAAATATTATATTCAAGGTTGTTTATTCAAAAGAAATGGTTGATAAATCATCTACTAGGAAAGCCCCACTTGACATGGTTGAGCAACTAAAAATTATCAGACAACTTATGATTGATTTTAACGGCGAGGCTGAAGACTGGGAAAATATCCTTGAGTTTAATATTGATGCTGGTAGTGGCGGTGGCGGTGTATCTGCCATAGCCGACCAATTACTTTTACCATTTAAAGATAAAAAGGGTGTTGAACATATTGGAATTATAGACCCAGAGCATAGCGCTTACGAAACCGCACGAAAAAGATATCCCGATAACAAACCAATTGTAAGATTACGTGAACCTAAAAAGATGAAAACAATAATGTATGACGCTTTAGCAAAGATGATAAAACAAAATGTTTTCAAGTTTACTTCATATGACGGTAAAGACTATCTTCTTGTCGGTGATGAAAATGATAAGAATGGTGAGTTCACGCAAGTCTTCCTTACAAATGAGGAAAAGGTTGCGCTTCAAACGATTGAATTGGGGAAAACGCAGTTGTCATATATTGTAAGGTATGATTCTGCGAATGGCGGAGTTAGTTACGAACTGGCAAAAGAGAAACAGAATAAAATGCATGATGACGCTTCATATACACTATGTATGCTTGGGTATTCATTGTCTATGATGAGGCGAAGTCAGATTGTTAATAAAAAGCGAGAGGACGAGTCGCACAAGAATTTTTTGTTTAGTAAACGTCCAAAATTAAAGTAGAGAGGGGGTGCGTGGTATCTCTGATAATATTGTTTTTGATGAAAAGACTAATCCCGAATATTGGAGATTTCAATATGAAAAGCTGAGAAAGAGTGTTCTTGAAGATAGTCATAGGCATATTTCTTTTAGGGAATTTTTCTACAAAAAATTTAAAAAAGAAGACATTGAGAAGATGTTTATACATCCATACTCTTATGAGTATAGCCTTAGAGCGCTGAGCAGATACCTTTATGTCATATCTCCTCATTATAAAAGGCTGATTAATTATTTTTCTCAAATACTTACTTATAATTATACGGTTAAGGCTGGAAAGGTTTACACAAAGAAGATTGCGAAAAATAAATACAGAAACAATTTTTATGATGTTGTAAACTTCGCTGAAAAGATGGGACTTAAAAGAGAAGCTGAAAAAATGATTCGTATTGCTTTGAGGGATGGCATAGCCGTTGGTGTGATGGTTTATGCAAGTAAATCGCAAAGTGGATATTTTGTACCATTTGAGCCAAAAGGAATCCGAGTAAGGTCTATTGAGGACGGCGTTTATGTGCCGTCTATTTATTTACCAATGTTTAGCGGTGACGAAAGTTTACTTAACGGATATGGTTCTGATATTGCAAAAGCTTATAAAAAGTATAAAGAAAAGCTAAAGAATGGTAGGGATATAACTGAGGACGATATGTGGTATGAGTTTAAAAATGGTTTTGCTTTAGTTGCTGACGATACTAACCCATATCATTTTTTACCGTATTTTGGCAATCTTATTATTGACGTGTTGAGATTAAAAGATGCACAGGATATACAGGCACAACACGATGAAAATTCAAACTATAAAGCTTTATCTGCGAAGGTTGATACTGATGATGATGGCGTTCCGAAGATGCCATATAAAGATGTAAAGCAATACTACGATCAAATGGCTGGTGAATTACCAAGCGGAATTGGTTTGCTTGTGTCTCCTTGGACTATATCAGATCACTCATTTCAAGAAAGCGCAACGGCTGATAGGGATGCAGCTTTATCTGCTGTTAATAACTTTTGGCGTTCTGCCGGGATGCCAAACACGCTTATGGGTGGTGGCACACTCACAACTGCAAGTGCGATGCTTCTTGCGGTTAAACCCGATGAGGCATTGTCTTTCTCATTGCTTGGGCAATTTGAAAAAATAATTAATCGTGAAATTAAACTTATGAACCACGACTACTTATTTAAAGTGTCGTTTCTATATCAATCAATTTTCAACAGCACTGATGTGCAAAACAATTTATCTAAAGGCGCACAATATGGGTTGCCTGTAAAGATGGATTACGCCGCTTCTCTTGGGCTTACACCATGTGAAACAATTGGGGCATCTTATCTTGAAGATGATGTGCTTGGATTGTCGAATGGTGTTTGGACTACACCTCTAGTATCCAGTAACACACAATCTGCTGTTACCAGTGATACTGGCGGAAGACCTACTGCCGAAGAGACTGGTGGCACTGTAGGCGAGGCTGGAGAGAAAACTCGTGATAATGATAGTAACCAAAATAGATAAGGGGGATATATGAAAAAGTATATATATGTTTTAGATAAAGAGATTGCCCTTATGCTTGAGGATGACGGCTTAAAACCCATTACAACAATGAACAGTGGGACTGCTACTATCTGGGTTTTTGAGAATACGGGTTATTTAAAATTTTCGAAAGAAGACGCTCAGAAAGTTTATTTCTCCAATACGCTGAGAATGTATTTTTAAAGAAAGGGGGAATAAATAAATTGAGTGAAAAAAGAATGCGTCTTGAATTTGACGTGCAAAGAATAGATGC